CCTTTGATGGTAACCGGTGCTCTGAAAACATTACTTATTGCGACTACAAGTCGATCTACACTCTTGAGTTCCGTGTAGATTGGGGACACTCCAGATTGAACGGGCGAGGCTTCCTCCCCGTCTTCCTTTGACATTATCTCAAGTTCTTGGTGCATTTCGTGATCAATACAACCTAGAAGTCGATAGAGATTGCCCCCTTGGAAGTTGTGCCCTATGCAAACTTGCTGGGACCCCTCGACTTGGTCAAGGTGGTTGATCACCACCTCGTCAACCCCATCAATAATATGCCTAGCATACCTAGCCAAAACGAAGTCGAAGTGCCCTAATCGGAAGGCTCCTTGCCACCTACCTTCTGAGTTGTGGTCTGTGATATTCAGGTTGAGACCTTGGGATGGTAGGGGTCCCGCTCCGTGACGAGTGTGGTAGGCGCGCGTAACCCCAATCTTGGTGACCTTGGTACCAGAGAACTGCTTGATTATTCTCAAGGCATTATTGAATGTGCAGTCACTCCAAGTCGTATGCGGATGGAATCCCCACTCCTCATCGAGCAAAACCCCCTGAGCCCCTTCGAAGATCGTCGTATCGTCTAAGAGCCTACAAGCCGCCATTGGCTTCACAACCGTGACACCCCTCTTCAATAGTTCTAGTGTACTGTGGATGAAGTAGTCAACGGTGTCTTTATCCTCGATAATATCGAGGTCAACCTTAGCATCTTCGGGCCACTCACGGGCCAAGTCGTACACTACCCTGCGGAATTCGGTTCGTAGCATCTCGAGCTTACCAGTAAAATCATTCAAGTTGTCTACGTCACGCATTCGAATGGCCCACTCCGGATAGCGAGTAGCCCAATGAACAGTCTCCCCGATCCCCATCCCGCAAGTGCCGTACTCCAGGGTCTTATTTGCCCTACGGTGGATCTCTCGAAGACGATTGAGGGAGACGGTGGAATGGGGTTGTCAAGAGCGCGTTCTGGGCAATGAACATTCGCTCAAAGGCATCGGTCACCCCAAGGCTTATCAGGTGCTCGCCCTCCGGGTGCCACGCGCCTTGACTAGGTCGTAGAGCGACTTCTCTATGTGAGCTGTCGCTGCTGCAGTGACCCCAGCATCCCTTAGGAGTATTTTGGCATCCTGAAGGTTGGTTAGACCCTCGCAGATCCCCACTGTAGTCGCTACCAACTCGCAGATATCAGTGGCCTTTTCCATGTGAAGGACATTCTCGGCACCGAGTAACTCCTCCCAATACTGGGCTACAGTGGAGTTACTACCCCCACTGGTGTCTCTCGGGATGATGAAGAATACGTTGTACTTCTGCTGACATTCCCGGACTATATCCTTGGTTGTGATGTCCACACCCTGAAGGTTATAGCCAAATATCGCTTCAACCGAGGCACTCTTCACAGAAGGGAATGGTAGCTCATCCCCTAGAATGAAGAGGTACCCCTTCTTGGTGCGCTTGATGAGCGAGTCAAGCTCGGTATGGCGTGCAAAGAAGTAGATGGCATTCTGATAGGATTCCTCTCCGTAAGAACCGCCACCGCCTTCCAACCAGAAGGTCTCTAAGTCTGCATCCATTCGATTGTCGGATTCAAACTGACCTACCTGCAGTGAGCCCCGGTCCGCGAACTCATCTCCGATAGCTCCAAACAAGAACTGAGGGTCTCGTACTCCTAACTTGAGAACCAACTTGTGCAGGTTAGGTAGGCTCTTCTGCACCCCTTTTGGTACAGACTGCATCGATCCAGTGACATCAAGCATGATAGCGATGGGGATTGACTCAGGGTGCTCCAAAGAATCTCTGGATTCTCGGACTTTAACACCCTTTGGGTCTAGCCGCTCGTGAACCTTTTGCTCGTGAGCGGGCTTGGATCTAACCTCTTCGTGATAGGCAAAGGTCGACCTTCCAGTCGATTCACGTTCCTTGGCCACGTCCTCGTAATAATCGTGACTCCAACTTCCACCACCCATGGCGGGCCTCTCTTTCTTATATGACCCAACGCCGATTGTATCTGTTGGGTATTACTGTCTTTGGTTGCTCTGGCTTCTTCGGCTGTTCTTTGGGCTTTGGAGTACTAGGACCGCTACTTGGTGTTGTAGCGTTCTCCCGCTGACGGCGCTCTTGACGGCGCTCCTCAGCTCGTTCGTAGTACTCACGCGAATAACCGCTTGCACCCATTTACTACACCCGAAGCAGGTTCTTTTCTGAGTTCTTTCGTACTTCAGCCATCGTAAAGTCGTGTGTAATTTTTCCGTTCTCGTAGACAGTTATCATCTGGCTGTTATTCTTGGCGGTTCCGAACGGTACCGTTTTGAGTTCACCCTTCTCGATGATGAGATCCAACCGACCCGACTTCGAAGCCTTACCAGGGTCAGTGACCGGATCCTTGTAAACGGGGATGACACCTCCGTTGATGTCGGTGATCTCCGAGCACTTGAGAGCAAACTTCTGTCGATTCCCCCAAGTGTCCGCATTTCCTACACTTTCATCCGGGTACCGAATCTCTTACCCGAACGTTGGCAAGCCAGCCGACGTCCCATGTGAGCGGTGCGGGTCCATAGAGAACGTCTTGTGGGAAGACTCTCGGACATGTTACGATACATCTCGTGTTCGAACACGGTACGAACGCATACTCGAACCAGACCCGCCGGACCCCAACGCCCCAGTAGCCCTATGTCGTGAGTGCGCTAGAGACCACCATGAGTACTGGTCTGAGATGTGGGACCAATATTATTCAAGCCAAGGACGATAACCATGCCTGACGATTTAATTGATCCCATGTCCCCAGAATACTGGAACTCCACCACGAGTAAGGATGAAGATCCATTATCCACAGAGCACTTCCACCATATCACGATACTTGAAGAGCCGGTCCTCAGCCCCGGAACTTACCCCCGCCGGTTCGATTTCATGCCAGCGGGTATGTTCGACAAGCCTCGTGAAGTAAGTGTATGGCAAGTGATACTCGGAGACTTAGGTTTTCTGGTATGTGAACATACCATCAAAAAGACGAACAAGGCCCTATTCAAGGCGCCAAACTTCACCGAGCTGTTCAAGGACTTTGAGGGTATGAAGGCTCAGATGAAAGAGCAAGGGGTGGAACCCCCGGAGCCGGTCATCTGTTGGCTGCGCGGGCTCATTCACGCCTTCATGGCCGAGAACCCAAACGTGATTCAGTGCGAAGCCGTACTTACCGGTACTTCAGGGGTAGGCTAGATCACCTCTTACCACCAACGCTGTGCCCAACGTGTATGGTAGTCAGGTCACCAATGACACCAAACACACTGAGTAACCAGATAGCTACTACGATAATAACCACGACATTGAGCATCTTTTTGATGCCGCCTTGCATGGGTATGTAGGAATTAATGCCCCATAGGGCGAAGCCAACTACTACTAGGATAATGATCAAACTGATGAGCGACATGGGCAAATCTCCTTGGCTGTAGATTTTCGCCTTGATGCAAGTACCATACCTCACTCACTCTAATGAGTAAATTGGAAAAGTATCCGAGCCCAGTTAGTTGAACTTTCGCACTCTAAGAAACGTTAGTGCAATTTGCAAACCTGAAAGCTGGATCACCCGCCCAGGTTAATGGCCATGTGGTCTACTTGGCCCCACAAGTCTTCGATCGTGGAGCGATTGTGAAGTACCCAATCGAAGTCATCGTCGTGGATTTCGAGGAGATCTATCTCGCTTCGATGCGTCGGGGATACCTTGATTTTAGGGACGAACCTTTTGACCCTGACCAGGTAGCCTCCAGCCTCGCGTACCGCCTCAGCCTCGTTCTGATAGCGTAGGTCGGTGATGACGATGTTCTTGCGCGGCTCGCCGACAAGTATAGGACAACCTGGAGTCCCGTACTTGAGAAGCCCCTTGACGCGATCATAGTGGTAGTCTCCACTTTCAATAGTCTTGGCTATTCTCATGGCGTACAGCACCCAAGTGTTGATGCAACACTCGTTTCGCCCCCACCCGTCACCGAGCGATTGCAAGGCGTGACGCGCCGTCAAGTACTGAGGCATGTGGGCATTAGAAGGGCCTGCAAACGGACCGTAGTCCCTACGATACCGAGGATCTTCCTTCGCTCGGTTCTCACTCGGACCCCAGAGGCGATCCTCATTCCAGTCGAACGTGTCGGCTAGAAATCTCTTCAAAGGGTCAGCGAATGCCAAAGGAACGAACCCATGCTTCTGCACGAGCTGCTTGGCGGCCTCGTCCTTACCGGCACCAGCATTACCTCGTCGGCGCCTTAGAAAACCTCTGATCCCTTGCTCAACAGTAAGACCGGCTATTGCGATGATCACCTGGTCGGGTACACCACCAAACCGATACCCTTACTTAGGTAGGATTCTGAGGGACAACCCATCATCAGTGATGATCGATTCAAGGATCATTCCTAGCGTCGTCCAATCAACGCACTTCCATGCGATGATTTCTTTGAGGGTCTTCATCTCGATATAAGTGACTTCGGTCTCTTCCAACTTACCGAAGGTCTTTCCTGAGTCGGCAAGCTCTTGGGCCTTGTCGCGCTCTTCCTTGGTCAGCTCTGCAGCGAACAAGGTACTCGTATGCGCGGATAGGGTACCCGCCAACTGAAGCTGATCCAACTGTCGAAGCCTGGAGGGATCAATCTTGATCGAAGTCTCCTCTTCTAGCTCTTCCACGGCCGAGCTGACACCAGCTGTCTTCGACGTCGAGCCGCTAGGGAACTCAGTGATGAAGCCATTCTCAGTTCGAGCCGGGCTCCGGAACTCACGGACGAGTACGAACTCGATGTCCATGACAGAACCCGTCTCAGGCTTGTAATAGAGGACAATGGTCGAAGTATCGGATCTTCCGATCACGAATTCGTTCATCTTAAAGCGGTTTTCTGACTTGATGAACACGTTGACGTGTAGGCACCACGCGAAGACCTTCTCTAGTTGCTGTCCAACCCGGAAAGTCCAAAGCACGCGAGCGCTCTCCAGGTGGTTGCCTACCTTCTTCTGAGAGACGAGCCATTCCTTGAAGGTGGGGTGAGACCAGATGTGGAGCGGAACTTGGGCGTCGCCTTCCTTTCGGAAAGCCCCAACACCCACCTTGGCAACCGCTTCTTGGAGAGTTGCCTCCAAGGTACTGTAATTGGGGACCTTCATCTTGGATGCCATCCATTGAAGGTACCGAACGTGCTCCGCCCCAGGAGGCGTCCCGAGAATGCATTTCCCGGTGTCTGCCCAAAGTCCCCATTCGATGTTGGTGGTCAAGGCCAACATCGTGGGTGCCTTTCGAGGAACCCAGAAGACAATGATGTCCGCCTGATTTAGTGCGTTTGTCTCCCATTCAATTTGAGAAGTGTAATCACTCCAAGGTTTCCCATCCCTCGGTTCAGGTACAAATACATGCCCATCGTACCCGAGTTTACTAAGAAGTTCTAAAGCCTCGGGGCGCCAGCTAGGGGTAACCTCATCACGAGGTGAGGGGCCTGCAAGAAACACACTCTTCACAACCTCAATAGGGAGTATTTCTTGGGCGTATACTACTTTTAGACCAGAGTTCCAAACGCTCATTCATCTGGTTACACCATTTCTATAACCCTTCGTGAATCTCCTACCTTTATTGTTCCTACCAGTCGAAGCAGCAGCTAGAGCCTGAAGCCTAACCCCTCTCTTTAAGTACTTCTCTCTACCAAACCTACTAGTCCACCAAACGGATAGCGTTTGCACAGATACCCCTAACCTTTTAGCTACAACCGCTAACGACTCGTCAGTGTTGAAGTATCTATAGGTAGTTCCTGGGGAGACCTTAGATTTTCTACCTCTACATGGCTCGGGAGGACACTTGGAGGGGTAGTCCTCCAATCGTATACCTTCGAACTCAGCTTTCTTGATCCAATTGCAATTGGAGCAGAGGACTTGGAATCCAGCCCCCGCCTTCTTGATAACCTCCTGGTATACTTTCAACCCACCCCTACTCTTACCAAATAAGAACCCATCGTTATCAACGTGGTCTATCTGTAAAGCTCTGGGATCATCAAAA